GGCGGAATTCTGGTGCTGACCGGGGCGAATTCGGCGACGGGCCTTCGCTCGATGCCCGCACGCTATGTGTTCCTCGACGAGGTCGACGCCTATCCAGCCTCGGCCGACGAGGAAGGCGATCCGGTCAGTCTGGCGGAAGCGCGCACCACGACGTTCGCGCACAGGCGAAAGGTGTTCATGGTCTCGACGCCCACGATCCGGGGGCTGAGCCGGATCGAGCGTGAGTTTGAGGCGAGTGATCAGCGGCGGTATTTTGTCCCGTGCCCGCATTGCTGCCACATGCAATGGCTGCAGTTTGAACGGTTGCGCTGGGACAAGGGGCAGCCTGACACCGCAGCCTACCACTGCGCTGGGTGTGAGAAACCCATCGCAGAGCACCATAAGACGGAGATGCTGGCGCGGGGCGAATGGCGGGCAACCGCTGTTAGCACAGATCCGAACGCGATCGGCTTCCACATCTCAGCGCTCTATTCGCCGATCGGCTGGAAGAGCTGGGAGCAGGTCGCACGGGAGTGGCTGGCAGCGCAGGGCTCCGACGAGATGCTGCGCGCCGCGCGCAACACGCTGCTGGGTGAAACATGGGTCGAGAGTGGCGATGCACCCGAATGGCAGCGCCTCGCGGATCGCCGTGAGATCTTTGCAGCGCAGATCCCTGCACGCGGCCTGTTCCTGACCGCTGGGGCGGACGTGCAGAAGGATCGGATCGAAGTGGATGTCTGGGCCTGGGGCCGTGGGCTCGAAAGCTGGCTGGTGGATCACATCGTCATTCCGGGCGGACCGGATGATCCAGCCTGCTGGGATCAGCTGACAGCGCTCCTTGGCCAGACATGGGTGCATGAACACGGCGCGATCATGACACTGGCGAAGTTGGCGATCGATACAGGCTACGAGTCCGCCGCGGTCTATGCCTGGTCCCGCAAGCAGGGGATCGCGCAGGTGGCACCCGTGAAGGGGCTCGAGGGGTTCAATCGGGCCACGCCGGTCTCAGGGCCAACCTTTGTTGATGCGACCGTGAATGGGCGGAAACTGAAACGCGGGGCGCGGCTCTGGACCGTGGCCACAGCGACCTTCAAGGCCGAGACCTATCGTTATCTGCGCATCGCAGGACCAAGCGATGAAGAACGCGCCAGTGGCGCATCAAATCCTGCGGGCACGATCCACCTGCCAGACTGGGCAGACAGCGAATGGCTAAAGCAACTCGTCGCCGAGCAACTGGTGACGATCCGCAACAAGCGCGGCTACGCGCGCCAGGAATGGCAAAAGATGCGCGAGCGCAATGAGGCACTGGACACCCGCGTCTATGCACGCGCCGCCGTCTGGATCCTTGGCGCCGACCGCTTTGATGAGCGGATGTGGCGGCAGCTCGAGAAGCAGGCCGGGATCGAAACCGTGGTGGTCGCACCGAATAGCGAACCCGAGAAACAAAACAGCCCGCAAGCCGGGCGGATTGCCGCCCCCCGCAAGCGCGGTTGGCGGGTAAGCACGCCAAAATACATGGAATGATGGATCCCCAATGACCCTCGATGATCTCAAATCCCGCCACAGCGCGTTGCTGGCTGCGCGCTACAGCGGTACGCGCTCGGTCAGCTATGATGGCAAGACCGTGAATTACGGCACGGATGCGGAGCTTGCCGCGGCGATCAGCGATATTGAGCGGCGCGTGGCCAAGCTGGAGCGCGGCGCTGGGCGTATCCTTCGCCCCAATGCCGTGAAGGATCTGTGATGAACTGGCGACAGCGACTCGGTGCTTTCATCGGTGGGTTTGATGCAGGCCAGCAGCACCGGCGGCTGCGCGGGTTTCAGGCGACGCGCGCACATGTGAATGCGCTCATCGCGGCGTCAGGGCCGGATATTACGGCCCGTGCCCGCTGGCTGGTGCGCAACAATGGCTATGCGGTAAACGCTGTCGAAAGCTGGGCTGCCAACACCGTAGGCGATGGCATCAAGCCGATCTCGAAGATCGCGGATCCCTCCCGCAAGGAAGAGCTGCAGCGTCTCTGGCTCACCTGGACGGACGAGGCCGATGCTGAAGGGCTGACAGACTTCTACGGCCTGCAGCGCCGCGCGGCGCGCGAAGTATTCATTGCGGGCGAGGTGTTCTTCCGGATCCGGATGCGCCGCGCCAGCGACGGGCTGACCGTACCGCTGCAGCTGCAGATGCTGCCAGCCGAGATGCTGCCGCTGGAACAGACCGGCACTGCTGCGAACGGAAATGCGATCCGTCAAGGGATCGAGTTCGACCGGATCGGTCGGCGCGTCGCCTATCACTTCCTGCGCCGCCATCCGGGCGACAGCACCGATCCCGGGCTTGCGGGCGAATTCGTCCGAGTACCGGCCTCCGAGGTGATCCACGTGATCGATCCGGTGGAAGGCGGCCAGCTGCGTGGTGTGTCGAAACTCGCCCCCGCCATCGTGAAGCTGTTCCTGCTCGATCAGTATGACGATGCCGAGCTCGACCGGAAGAAGGTCGCGGCGATGTATGCCATGTTTGTGACCTCGCCCGCGCCGGAGAACCCGCTAGCCCCAGCCGAGGACGAGGATATGCCAGCGGGCGTCGAGATCAGCCCGGGCCAGATCGTGCGGCTCGATCCGGGTGAGGACGTAACCGTGGGCCAGCCCGCCGACAGCGGCGCGACCTACGAGCCGTTTCAGTACCGCACATTGCTGCAAATCTCAGCAGCGCTGGGCATCCCCTATCCCTATCTCGCCAATGACATGGTGAAGGGAAACTTCTCGAACTCACGCCTGGCGCTGATCGAATTCCGCCGCCGCGTTTCGGCCTGGCAGCATTCGGTCATGGTCTACCAGCTCTGCCGTCCAATCTATGCGCGCTGGATGGATGCGGCGGTCTTATCAGGCGGGCTGACGCTGCCCGACTATGAAGCTGACCGCATGCGGCTGCTCACGGCTGACTGGCTGCCGACCAAATGGGACTGGGTCGATCCGCTGAAGGACGCAAATGCCGAGATCGCCCAGATCGAAGCGGGTCTCAAATCCCGCACGCAGGCTATCGCCGAGCGTGGCTATGACGCAGAACAGGTCGACCGTGAGATCGCGGCGGAGCGGGAGCGGGAGCGATTGCTGGGGCTGGACTTCCGCCGCCCGGGATCACCCGCGCAAGGCGTGCAGGCGGTGCCGAGCTCAGATGAAGATGACGGCGAAGACACCGACCCGAAAGATGAAACCGATAACGCGGACGACCCTTCGCGCAAGCCTGAGGACCAGCCCTGATGCTCCATGCCCGCATTGCCACGCGCGCCTTCAACACGCCGCTTCTGGTTGAGCCTTCCAAAGCCATGGCATTTCTGTCGGGGTTGGGGCCGCGCATTCTCGGGCGACAGGTCGAGATGGTGGAGCCGGATGGCGCGAACGAGGGCGCAGTGCTGCTACCCGCCCGCGCCAGCATCCTCGCCGGAAACCTCGCTGTGCGCCTGCATCAAAATGGCGACGCGCCCTATCCGGTCGTGGACGGCATCGCCGTGATCGAGATCTCCGGCGTGTTGATCCACCGCGGCGGCTGGATTGGCCAGTCCTCTGGCCAGACCAGCTATGAAGGGATCGCAGCACAGATTGATGCGGCGGCCGTCGACCCTTCTGTCCGTGGCCTTGCGTTGGAAATTGACAGTTTTGGTGGCGAGGTTGCGGGGATATTCGACCTCGCCGATCGCATTCGTGCAATTCGTGCCACCAAACCTGTCTGGGCTTTTGTGGCTGAACACGCTTTCTCGGCAGGATACGCGCTGGCCAGCCAGGCTGATCGCATACTGCTGCCCCGCACCGGGGCCGTCGGCAGCATCGGTGTCGTCGTGATGCATGCCGACCTCAGTGGCGAGCTTGATCAGGACGGTGTGCGCGTGACCTTGATCCATTCAGGGCGGCATAAAGTGGATGGCAATCCGTATCAGCCCCTGCCTGATGCCGTTCGTGATGACATCCAGCGCGAGATCGATGTGTTGCGGTTCCTCTTTACGGAGACCGTCGCGGCGGGGCGCGCTGAACGGTTGAGCCAGGAGGCCGCCCTCGCAACCGAAGCCGCAACCTATCGCGGGGCAGACGCTGTCGCCGCAGGGCTCGCCGATGAAGTCATCGATCTGCAGCGCGGTTTTGCTGTGTTCCGACAGCGCGTGTCAAACACGCCAACACTCGCACCCGTGCGCGCAACGCGCGCGACAGCACTCCAGTCCCGCAAGCCAACTCAACCGAAAAAGGAGGCACAGATGGCCACCCAAACTGACATAACAGACACCACAAACAGCATTGCAGAGAATGATCCGGAAGACACTCTGCGTGAGGAGACTGCCGATGAGGCAACAATTCCGCAGGATGGTCATTCCATTGCCCGTGATGATCAACCTGCCGCCCCGGCCGCGCCCCCTGCGGTACCCGCACCGCCGGTCTCGGACGCAGCGCAGCCGGGCAATCTGGCTGAACTTTCGGCAAAACTGCGCAACGAGGCCGCAGATATTGCCGAGATTGCAGCACAAGCTGGACGGCTTGGCATCGCAATAGACGCCGCAAAGGCCCTGCGCGAAGGCACGGCCCCGGAAGCCTTGCGCCGCCTGGTTCTGGAACGCGCCAGCGCCGCGGCGGATGCCCGCGATATCGTCGCAGCGCCGCCATCGCCGGTCATCCCCAAAAGCGCCGAAAGCCCCATCGTGGTCGCCGCCAAACGCGCGGCCTCTGCAGGTACAAGGGGCTGAAACTCCCTCTCATCCCTCAAACCCTGCCACCTGATCCCCCGCCGCTCCACCCCGGCGGGGGATTTCTTTTTGCACCCAGATCACAAGGATCCCCGACATGACCGTGCTCCGACAGCCCGCCACCATGGGCGATGTCCTCAAATATGAGGTAAACCCGAACTTCACCCGCGAGAGCGTGACACTTCTTGCGGGCATCAACTATCCCGTGGGCGCTGTTCTTGGCCGCATTACCGCCAGTGGCAAACACAAGCTGGCAACTTCGGGTGGCTCAGATGGCGCCCAAACGGCCGCGGCCGTTCTGCTCTACGCGGTCGATGCCACCGATGCTGATGCCACTGGCATTGTCATCGCGCGCGGCCCCGCCATCGTCGCAAAAGCCATTTTGGTCTTTGATGCCACCGTAGATGACGCGGCCAAGACCGCCACAAAACACGGTCAGCTGGCTGCGCTAGGCATCATTCCACGCGACACCGCCTGATCTGGCAACATTTAGCTGCCGAGCATCCCCCTGACATTTTTTCCTGGAGTTTTCCCATGACCATCACCCGCAACCCGTTTGACGCGGGCGGCTATTCGCTCGCAGATATGACGCAGGCCATCAACATCCTGCCCAACCTCTACACCCGCCTTGGCCAGATCGGCCTGTTTCGCTTTGAGGGCGTGTCACAGCGCTCAATTGTGATCGAGCAGCGCGAAGGGGTGTTGAGCCTGCTGCCATCGGTGCCACTGGGCGCGCCCGCCACCGTGGGCACCCGTGAGCAGCGTTCCATGCGATCCTTTGCGCTGCCCTGGATCCCCCATGATGACGTAATCTTGCCCGCAGATATCCAAGGCATGCCCGCGTTGGGCCTCTCGGACGCCGCTGATCCACTGGTCGAGGTGATGAACCGCAAGCTCACACTGATGCGCCGCAAACATGCCCAGACCCGCGAATACATGGAGATGAATGCCCTGCGCGGTATCGTGAAGGACGGCGCGGGTACCACGCTTTACGACTATTTCACCGAGTTTGGCCTTGAGAAGATCTCGATCGACTTTGTGTTTGGCACTGCTGGCACAAATGTGCAGGGCAAGGTGCGCAGCGTGCTGCGCGCCATGGAGGATAATCTGCTTGGCGAGACCATGACCACCGCCCATGCGCTGGTCAGCTCGGAATTCTTCGACAAACTGATCAGCCACCCCAAGACAGAGGAAGCCTACAAGTTCTTCTCTGCCACCGGTGGACAGCCGCTGCGCGAAGACATGCGCCGGGCCTTCCCTTTTGCTGGCATTCTGTTTGAGGAATACAATGGGTCTGTCACGCTCTCGAACGGCACCTCCGAGCGGTTGATCCCCGCTGGTGAAGGGATCGCCTTTCCGCTGGGCACGTTCGACACCTTCACGACTTATGGTGGGCCCGCCAATCTGTTGGAGACCGCCAATACCATCGGCCTGCCGCTATATGCGCGTCAGATGATCGACGCCAAAGGCCGCTGGATCGATCTGATGACTGAAACCTCGATCCTGCCGGTGAACAAGCGGCCCCGCATGGCGATCCGCCTGCACAGTGGCAATTGATGGGTGGCCAGCTTGTCCGTGTTCACTGGTGTGATCGACACGCTCTTCGCGGACAACAACATCGCCCGTGATGCGATCTACATCGCGGGCGATGGTCCGACACAACTCGTCCGTATCGTCACACGCCGCGCGGATGACATCACCAGCTTTGGTGATGCCCGCATCTGGTCTGAGACAACCCGCATCGACCTGCGCGTGGCAGAGGTGGCGACCCCGCGTCCCGGCGATCGCCTTGAGATCGACGGCGACGCCTTCCTTATTCAGGGCGAGCCCATGCGCGATCGCGAACGGCTGGTCTGGACTGTGGATTTGAGGCCCGCATGAAACTCAATGTAACCATCACCCCAAACCTCGCCGCACTCATGGCCGCAGAAATCAAAGCTGGCGAACAAGCGGTGACAGCGGCCATGCGCGCAGCCGGGACACAGCTCAAATCCGACTGGCGCGGGCAGATCACGCAAGCGGGACTTGGGCGTCGGCTGAGCAATTCGATCCGCAGCCAGACCTATCCAAAGGTCGGGGAAAGCATCGATGCCGCAGCGCTGGTATGGTCGAAAGCGCCTGTGATCATCGGTGCCCATGACACCGGGCCGCTGATCCGCTCCAAAGACGGGTTCTGGCTGGCGATCCCGACAGAAGCTGCAGGTAAGGGCGCGCGGGGCGGCCGGATCACGCCGGGTGAATGGGAACGGCGGCGCGGTCTCCGGCTGCGGTTTGTCTATCGCAGGCGGGGACCGAGCCTTTTAGTGGCTGAAGGGCGGCTGAATGCACGCGGAGTTGGTGTTGCATCACGCTCAAAGACGGGGCGCGGGCTGACCACAGTGCCGATCTTTCTGCTGGTCCGGCAAGTTAAGCTGCGCAAACGGCTGGATCTGGCGCGCGATGCAAAGGCCGCGCAGGAAAGGATACCGGGGGCGATTGTGGGAAAGTGGGTAGATACCCGATTTTGACGACGGTAGTCGACACGTTGCCTTCGTTGGCATATATTGCCATCAGCATACATGGAGTTGCATATGGCCACGCGAAACGTTGTTCTTACCGACCCGCAATCCGACCTTGTTGACCGACTGGTCGCGTCGGGACGCTATCAGAATGCCTCTGAGGCGCTGCGGGCAGGACTGCGTCTGCTCGAGCGGGAGGAAAGCGAATTGAGCGCATTGCGTGATCGCCTAAGCACCGGCCTTGACGAAGCGCGCCGTGGTGATCTGGCCGAGGGGTCTGGCGAAGACGCCGTGCGTCGCGCATTTTCTCGTGCTCGACAATCGTCTTGATGCCGAAGCCATGGCGGCTGACGCGGGCAGCGGAAGCATCATTGAGCGACATCGCCCACTGGACCTACGAAACGTTTGGACCGCGACAGGCTGAGGCCTATGAAGAAGGTCTGATAGCCACCTGCCGTGACATCGCGGCGGGTACTGCTTTGTCGCAAGACTGCCGCCGTCTGATCGATCCGGACCTGGCCGAAGATCTGCGTTTTGTGCGCAATGGCCAGCATTTTATCGTGTTTGTCGAAGATACGGATCAGGTGATTATCATCGATTTTCTGCACAGCCGGTCCGACCTGCCGGGAAAGCTGGCCACTTTGCAAGGTCCCAAACCTGACCGCAAACGCTGAGACCTTCGGGTCGCATACGACCCGGAGCCCACCAATGCCCACCCCTCGCGAACACATCCTCACCGCTCTGGCGGACCTGTTGCGCACGGTGCCTCATGTGCCGGTCCTGCGCGGCGAGGTGCTGCCGGAGCGCATCTCCCCTGCGGGGCTGATAATCCTTCGTGACGGTGATCCTGGCGATCCCGCGGTGACAATGTCGCCGCTGAGTTATCATTACCAGCATCGCGCCGAGCTTGAAGTCATCGTGCAGGGTGAGGCCCGGTCTGCGCAGCAGATGCAAGGGTCCGGGGGACCCTTGCGAGGAACAAACGACCGCGACACTGCCTTTGCAGCCCTTTGTGCCCAGATCGGCGCGGTCATTCGTGCAGACCGCACGCTCGGCGGGCGTTGCGACTGGGTTGAGGCGGAAGCGCCGCAGCCGGTGGATCTGCCCGTTGAGGGGGCGGCCAGCCTGAAGGCGGCGGTGATCCCGGTGGTGCTGCATTATTCCACATCAGACCCGCTGGGCTGAACAATTGGCCTGACCCACCCCACAACCTGAGGAGAACACAATGGCACGCGCACAAGGAGCGCGGGCGCAGATGGCGCTCGCCTACGAATCCGTCTACGGCACGCCGCCCGCGAGCGGTTATTTCAAGATGCCCTTCGCCAGCACGACGCTTGGCGCAGAGCAACCACTGCTCGAGTCCGAGCTGCTCGGCTATGGCCGGGATCCGCTCGCGCCGATTAAGGACGCGCTTACCGCCGATGGCGACGTGGTGGTTCCGATCGATACCCGCGCGTTCGGTTATTGGCTGAAGGCCACCTTTGGCGATCCGACCACGACCGGCGCGGAGGCTCCCTACAGCCACGAGTTCCGCTCGGGCAGCTGGACCCTTCCAAGCCTCGCCATCGAGATTGGCATGCCGGAGGTGCCGCGCTTTGCGATGTACGCGGGCTGCGTGGTGGATCAGCTGTCCTGGCAGATGCAGCGCTCCGGCCTGCTGACCGCCTCCATCAGCCTTATTGCTCAGGGCGAGACCCCGGCGACCACCACCAGCGCAGGCACACCAACCGAGATCAATCTGCAGCGGTTTGGCCACTTCAATGGCTCGATCACGCGCGATGGCACAGCACTTGGCAATGTGGTCTCGACCCAGATTACCTATGGCAACAACCTCGACCGCATCGAGACGATCCGCGCCGACGGCAAGATCGACGGGGCTGATCCCTCCATGGCAATGCTCTCGGGCAGCATGGAAGTCCGCTTTGCCGACACCACGATGATGGACCAGGCGATCAACGGCACGACCTGCGCGCTTGAGTTCGCCTACAGCCTGCCCACCGGCGAGAGCCTGACCTTTACCGCGCATTCCGTTTACCTCCCGCGTCCGCGCGTCGAGATCGGCGGGCCGCAAGGCGTGCAGGCCACGTTTGATTGGCAGGCCGCCAAGGAAGCCACCCTGGACCGGATGTGCACGGTCACGCTCATCAACAGCGTGGAGACCTATTGATCATGCTTAAACTTGATCTCTCGACCGACCCGCGCTGGCTTGATCTCGCCCCCGGCGTCCGCGTGCGTCTGCTCCCGCTGACCACGGCGCTGATGGTGACCACCCGCAACGATCCCAGCATCGAAGCGCTCCCCGAGAATGCTAGCAACGAGGACCGCGCGCTGGTCTTTGCCAAAGCGCTGGGGCGGCGCGCCGTGGTGGAATGGGAGGGCGTGGGCGACATGGACGGCAAAGTGCTGGACCTCACCCCCGAAGGTGTCGACGCCTTGCTCGAAATCTATCCGATCTTCGAGGCCTTCCAGGCGGGCTACGTCGCCAAAGCACTGGTGTTGGATCAGGAAAAAAACGTCTCCGCGCCCTTGCTGACTGGCACTTCAGCGGGGGCGATCGTTACTGCGAAGCCTGCCAAGGCCCGTGCCCGGACTGCCCGCAAAAAATGAACCAACCCCAGACCTTCGAGGGCGCACAGGTCTGGGACCTGGTTGGACGGCTGGGCGGCCAGCTGCGGGCGACGCAGCAGACAATCCTCGGGTGGGACATGGGGGCGGCCCTCGCAATGGCGCGTGCCCTTGGCATCAACGGCCTCGTGGCGATGGAACTGCTGCCCGAGATCGAAGCTATCATGGTCAAACGCGTGAACGAACAGATTGGAGCCCAGGATGGCCGATAAACGCGTCTTCGTGCGCCTCGCCGCCGTGGGTGGACGACAGGTCAAGGCGGAGCTGACCGGCATTGGCGACGCCGGTGCCCGTGGCCTCGGGCGGCTGTCGCGTGAGGTCGATGTGGCAAACGCGCGGCTTGCTGCCTTCACCCGCCGCGCCACGATCGCAGCCGCCGCTGCAGGTGCTGCTGTGGTGGCAGCCGGTGCCGCGATGATCCGCTCCGGACTGCAAACCATTGACGAGACCGCCAAGCTGGCGCAGTCGCTCGATACAACAGTGGAGAGCCTGCAGGTGCTGGAGCGGGCCGCTGACCTCTCGGGCGTCTCCATGGGCAATGTCGAACAGGCCACGGTGCAGCTGACACGGCGGCTCAGCCAGGCTGCCGCCGGTGCGGGTCCTGCCGTCGATGCCCTCGACCGCCTTGGGCTCTCGGTCAGCGAGCTGCAAAACCTGCCGCTCGATCAGCGCATCGCTTTGATCCAAGATCGGCTCGCGGAGTTCGTGCCGGAGGCAGAGCGTGCGGCGGTTGCCTCGCAGCTCTTTGGCGATCGCGCCGCCCTCGTGTTCACGCGCATTGATACCGCAACGCTGCGCCAGGCCACCGCTGATGTGAATGATTTTGGCATCGTGGTCTCCGAGCAGGACGCGGATCAGATCGAGCGTACCAACGACGCGATTTCACGGCTAGGCCTGATCTGGCGCGGCGTCTCGAACCAGCTGGCGGTGGCCGCAGCACCCGCGCTTGAAGCAGTAGCGGATGCGCTGGCGGCGATGGCGCGCACAACCGGTCCTCTTGGAAGTGCCATTCAGGGTCTGTTTGAGAGCATTGGCCGACTGACCATATACGCCGTGACCTTCGCAGGCGTGATGGCAGGCCGGTGGGTGGCAGGGCTTGTGGCCGCGACCTTCTCGGTCAGTGGGCTGGTGACCGGTCTGGTCTTTCTGCGCGCAGCGCTGATCCGCACCGGCATCGGCGCTCTGATCGTTGGCGCAGGCGAGCTGGTCTATCAGTTCACGCGGCTGGTTTCTGGCGCGGGCGGGTTCGGCAACGCGCTGGACCTGCTCAAGGACGTGGCGGTTGAGGTCTGGGACCGGATATCGCTCAGCGCGGATGCGGCTTGGGCGCGCGTGGAATCTGGTTGGGCCTCCGCGCAGGCTGGTATTTACGACGGTTTGCAAGATGCAACAGCGGCGGTGGTCGGTTGGGCAAACAGCACCGTCAACACCTTCGAGGGCACGTTTTTGGCGGTGCAGGCCATCTGGGGCGCGCTGCCGGATGTGTTCGAGCGCGTTGGCGCGCTTGCGATCAATGGCCTTGTCGAGGTGATGGAGACCGGCATTGCGGGCATTACCGAGGCGGTCAACGCCGTTTTGACCCTTGGTGGTCGACGTCCCGAATGGGCCATCGCAGCCCCTGACCTCTCGGAATGGAAGTCTGCGGTTCCCGAAGCCGTCAACTTGGGAGAGCGGGCGCGGGAGGCCTACGACAGCGCCTTCTCGGACAATCCATTCCAGGTGCCTGAACTCTTTGGCGGCATGGCAGATGATGCGCGAGGTCGCGCTGCGGGCTATACAGAGGCGGCAGGCATGCTGTCAGACGCAGCGTCCCGCCCCATGACGGCTTGGCAGGCGCTGAAGGATGCCATTTCTGGTGCGGGCGATGAAGGCACGGCGGCGCTCGAAAGTGCCGCGACATCAACGGACCGGTTCAACAATGCGCTGGAGGAGACCGAGGATCAGGCAGGCCGCGCGGGTGGGGCAGCGCGTCAGGCAGGTACTGATGCGGCCAAGGGTGCCGAGGCGGCAGCCACTGGCTGGCAGGCGATTGTGAACGCGGTCAGCGAATACGCGGACAAAGCCCGCGATGTGGGCGCGGACATCGGCAACGTGCTCGTGAGCGCATTTCAAAGTGCGGAAGACGCCATCGGCAACTTTGTGAAGACCGGCAAGCTGGATTTCAAAGGCCTTGTCACATCGATGATTGCGGACCTCGCGAAGCTCGGGGCGCGCAAGTTTATTCTCGGACCCATCGCCAATGCACTCTCCGGCGCGCTCGGCAACCTCGGCGGCATGTTTGCCGGTGTGTTCCACCAGGGAGGTATCGTGGGCGGGCCTGCGCCCTCGCGCATGGTCCCGGCCATGGCTTTTGCCAACGCGCCGCGCCTACATAACGGTGGCTGGGCCGGGCTCAAATCCGACGAGGTCC